AGCCAATAGCCAAACACGTTATATGCATTACGATTTTAGCAAACAGCCAAAAGATCCCGATGGTGTGCCGCAATGTCCAAGTATTAACCCTGGCACTAGTCCATGGGAATATATGGTAGGTGCATTCCATCAAGCTAAGTCATTTCACACGCCCACAAATAAAGAATTAGCATTTACTCAGATGCTTTTATCTTCTTTAAAATCTGCAAACATAGCCGCTGCTATGAATGCAGCAAATGAGATTGATCTGCAAACCTGCCGCAATGAGAATAATGGCGATAGTTATGTGATCATGATCACTAAACCTGGCGTAACGACGTATGTCGGTCCTTTTTATACATACCGCGAAAAAGGAGCATCGCCATTAGTAATGCAAGATGGCCATGTAGAGGATTGTAATAGTGGAGATTATCCTCAAACGCTCTTTCAAAATACCCATTCTGTTCTGGCGATAACAAATGGATATCCTCGCGCCTTGGCAGGCGACAAGACTAAGACTTGTTGGGGAGCTGCCTATCAATCTGATGGAACCCATAATGCCAATAATTTGTTTTATCATGCAAATGTTATAGTAGCCAATTTATGGCCAAATAGCGTCTTTTTCCATTGGCATGGAATGGCAAAGAAAGGGGTGATAATTACAAATTCTTTAGGATTTAATGTAGGGCAACAGTCTCTACTTTATGCTTTTACCAAAGAGCTTAAAGCAGTGTTGCAGCCAAAAATAGATAAAGATCCTGCATATTTAGATAATTTAAGAGTATGTGCCCCAGGTACGGTTTTACGAAATATGCGTTGTCAAATAGTGGCTACTTGGATTGAAGGGCGATATATGACACGATCTAAGGATCCAGCATGCGGTAATGGACATCAGAATACTAACCGCTGGATTGGATTGGAGCAAGGACCTGAGATTCGTTATAATCCACGGATCATGACAAAAGTTTTGCTTAATCTCGAGGATGGATACTTAAAGGGTGAGAAGGTAAATTAAATGTATCGGAAAAGTGCGGTTATTTCGACATATGTTTAGTACATGCTTACCGCATCGACATATGGAATGGGCGGCGATGGAACTCCACCGCCTATAGGCCAACTACCCTCCCCTAATAATTCACAATTATGGTTTTAGCTTCGGAATTGCTTCCAGCAGAGTTGACCTGATAGTATTTTAGCAAAAAAACCTATCCATAATAAAAATAAATATGATAAAGTCCTCTTAAAGTGGTTAAAAAGTAATCACTACATGGGAAAAAAACAGCCATTTTTTACGGTGAAATGGTGATGGCGGCATCAAAATCACAACAAAATGAAAGTCCTGAAGGGCGGGAAATATCGCCGTCCACAATCGGTTTTAACGGGAGAAATCGTAATGGTACTTTTGCTAAGGGTAATCCTGGAGGAAATGGTAACCCTTATAACAAAAGAATTGCTACGCTGCGTTCAGCAGTGTTAGACGCTGTTAATGAAAATGATGTCAGAGAAATTGTTTCTACATTCAAAATGCAGGCCAAAGAAGGGGATGTTTTGGCTGCTAAATTCCTATTTTCCTATGCTATTGGAGCGCCTCTTTCTAATGAAGAAATAATGAGGATGCGCAATGACCGTGAAGATGTGATTCGTCAATTGCCATATGCAGATCTTCTTGAATTGGCTAAAGATCTGATTGAACAAGAACAGCAAAAGAAATTGACTCCAAAAATCATTAATGTTTAAAGGATGAGAAATGCTGACTAAATGGTTTTACCGGGTCTATGCGATATTAACACAAAGTAATACTGTATTTACGCCAGAGGAAGTAATCCTGGATCAGATGAAGGAGCCAAGACCTTTGCCATTGGGACGTAAGGATTTTGAAGACTGGAGCGATAGATTGATTGCAGGCGCAATGATACCTGGTGGCGAGGAAGAGCCTGAGAGATTTAAGAAAGGTCAGAAATTTGCATTGGCGGATATGATACTGCATTGCAAACCCACCGAATCTCATGTGCCGGATGCTCATTTTATTCACAGTCTCAGGAAGATGGCGGCTAATCAAGTGGCTTTGATGATGAAGAATGAGATTCACACGGAGTTAAAGCCGGCAAAAGAAGAAAATGTTCCCTTAAAGAATGTGGTTAAAGATATGGCGAAAGAAACAGAGCTTGGAAATAAAATGCAAGAAATTCAGGCAAGTTTGGCTGCAAAAGAGAATATCGCACAGCCTAATCTCAGTGTTGTGAAAGAGGGTATTTAATGTTCAAAATAAAGACATTAGAGGTTCCTCCACATAAACTAGAAGACATTCCAGAATATAGTGAAAGTAAGCATGGTATTTGGCGAGATAGGATACGTAATCCTTCAGTAATTGCGCATAAATCCACGGCAGTGAAAATTGCAGAATGGTGTCAATCTAATCAACCGCGCTCAGCCCTAAGCGGAGATTTGCCTCCGGATTGGGTGAAAGAAGATATAGATAAATGGTTGGCAAAACCAAGAGGCAAAGAAATATTGGCAATGAAAGTGCCTTGGCGGATATCAGCCAAAAGATATTTTCATGCTGATTTGATAGATCTGATTGGGTGAAAAAATAATGTTATCCAGCCGCACATTTTTAGATATCCCGCCAGCTCCTCACTATGAACAACAGATCAAGTGGGAGATCGAAGTTACTCATCCTGTTTTGACAACTAATGAGAAAATAGTAAAGTTTTGCCAAATTGGCGGCTGTGGGACACAGGAATATAAGCCAGCTCCTGATTTACCAAAGGAATTTCTGGATTTCCTGCGAGAAACTCATGAGGCTGATAAAGAATGGGCAAGATCATGTATTGCATTAGATATAACTGAGAACTATTTCGAAAAGCGTGGAATGCTAAAGGAGAAAGCATGAAATGGTTTGCATTTTCAACCTTCATTATTGCATTGCCATTAATAATATTTACTTTGATATCATTAACTCTAATTCTCGGCGGGATAGGCTCCTCTGTGGAGGCTAAGCCAAAAGTTGATGAATTATGGCGGGTGGAAAATGATGAGATCATCTGTTATGGCCGAAAAAATCTAGGTCTCCAATGTAAATTTAAAGAAATCCCAGTCATTCCAAAGGAACAGGAATAACGAAAGATATGAAGAAACGGCATAAAAAGAAGAATGCTAAAAGGGAATGGAAAGATACAAGTGCGGTATTTCAGGATAAGGTAAGAACATTGGCGGAACGGCTGGAAAAAAAACGCAAGGAGATGGTCAGTGAAAAAGGAAGCGCTGAACCAGTTAATTAGGGAATGGTATCAGATAGCCAAAGATTCTGGCTTTGAAGACGCTGAAGAAATCACCAAAACAGGTGATATAAAGCTTAAACGATACGACTCCTTGAGGTTTAAAAAGAGAGATGATGGCCGCAAAGTGCGCGCGGTACTGCATGACCGGGAATATTTAGATTTAGTACAAGAATATGTGAATGATCCTAACACGGAATATCGCAACAATGCGGAACGTGTCATTATGATGAAGCATGCTGACCAATGGTTGATCAAGGATATAGTAGTTTACCTACGGAGAATGAGACTGTACAGACACCGCCATACAGTGCGGTTAGTCATCAGGAGGTATCTACATCGATGGGGCATCAGGAACTTCACACTAGCTCAGTTGAAACGGTTAACGCAACGTACTCGATTCTAGAATTCCATGGCGATCTGCCAAAAGAGTATGAGGCCTATATATATTCTAAATGGCTGCTCTCTTTAAGATACGGCAGTAAATTCTTTAAACGGATAGAATCCCGCGCATATTACAGATCATATACAAAATATCTGGAGACATTACTGGCGCGGCCAGATATGAAAATAAAGTTGGCGGTACTCAGTGATGATAAAGACGTAATCTTAGGCTTTTGTTGTTTCCGCGGCGATATACTTGATTATATTTATGTTCATAAAGATCATCGACGGCAAGGGATAGCCAGGGCGCTCTTGCCAAAAAGTATTAAACAGTTTACCCATCTGACCAATATTGGAACGATTATCTGGCAATTTCACTTTAAAAAAGCATGGAGTTTTAACCCCTTTGGATGAAGTACCAGCATGGCATATTAATTGCCCTAATTGTAATCTGAAGTTAAGGCGTTTTTGTATCATTACGCCGTGTCAAGAATGTGAGAAAAAGATGTGTAAACGATGTCTCAGTGCTTTTTATCCGACACCGGAATACCATTTCCAATATTGTAAACCTGAAAAGAAAGAATAATGAATAAATGGGATGATAATGACTATGTAAATGTTTTGGAAGCCGCTGGCGATGAAATTATCGCTTTTGAGAAATTTGGGTCATATTCTGGAATGTGGGCAGCGATTGTTAAACATAATGATAAAGTGGCTGCTGTTATTAGTGATTACGGGAGCTGTTCGGGATGTGATTCGTATGAAATGTGGGCGCATTATAATCCAAAAACTCAGGCAGAATTAATGGAGTTTTATAAGACCATGGAATATAAATATTTATCTCTGGATGATGCATTGATTCAATCGAAATGGGAAATTCCGATTGAGATAAATAATTGGTTGAAAGAAAATTGGCCAAAGGAGGCAACATGAACATAAAATGGGCAGAGTTACACAATCCCTTGTTTCTTGGCGGGACTAATCTCCAGTTAAAGCTAGATCCAGCGAAGCGGACAGGGCTTAAAATGGAATACAACAGGAATGACAAAGAGCTTTTGGTGACCTGGAATAATCAAACTGCCATTGTGCCTATCTCAAATGTGGCCAGTATGGTGCCAGGAGAGGTAGAAGCTAAGCCTGCGCCTGCTCCGGCTCCAGCTCATCGCATTGTTGCTCAAGTGGACCATCCAACCCTTCATGCTCATAAGGGGCCTGGATATGGAAAGACTGGCAAATGACAGAGTTAACGTTTCTCATAGAACTGCTTCTTAATCATGACTTGCCAAAAGCTACAAAAGATCTTGTGGCGACGAGGATTAAGGAAGTTGAGGAGAAACTGATAAGTGCTCCTCAACCACTGCAACGAGCTGTGTCCAACGATATGTCTCCAGGATTGCCAGTACAGAATAATGCGGCTGTACAAGCAGCATTGGCGGCTAGAGAGGCAGCGATGTCCGGAAAAGGCGATGTATCAATGTTTAAAGCCAAGCCAAAATGAATTTAATATTATTAATTATCGCATTTTTATTATGTTTATGTAAATCGTGGTTAACTTATGTATATCGGCAACATTGGTTATATATATATACAACAATCCCCATCGGGGTTATAATGGCGATTATTTGGACGCGATATGCAAGATTAGCCTCGAATAATGCTAATATGTTTATTATGGGATTAATATGGGATATTGCCATAATGATGGCATATAATATTTTGCCATTTGTCATGTTTGGTGTTCGATTTAAATTATATCAACACATAGCAATTGGAATGATTTTTTTCGGATTGATCTTATTTAAGCTTAAACTATGAATGAAGACGATGTCAGGGAAATAATCGCCGAATTACTCCGCCGTAAAGAAGAAGAGGATTCGCGCCCTGATATTTTAGAGCATACATTTGCTCAGCAAAAGAGGTTCATAACTGATCCAGCCAAGCTTAAGGCTTTATTCTGTACACGCCGTTCAGCCAAATCCTTCACGGCTGGATTATATCTGGTCAAAGAAGCCATAGCTAATCCTGGCTGTAATTGTTTATTTGTTGGACTGACCAGAGCTTCTGCTAAAGCCATTATCTGGAAAGATATCCTGAGAGTTATAGATTCTAATTATCAGATTGGGGCTAGTTTTAATCAGTCAGAACTCACCATGACGTTTCCAAATGGCTCAGTTATCTATGTCGGCGGGATTGATGTAGATGAGTCTGAGATGTTGAAATTTCTGGGTAGGAAATACCGCCTTGCTTGCATTGACGAGGCTTCAATGTATACCATCAATCTTCACAATTTCGTGTATGGTATTCTCGCCCCCGCTATGGTTGATCCATCATTTGATAATGAGTCAGGCACGATCTGCCTTATGGGGACAGCCTCAGACTTTAGTCGTGGATTATTTTATGACATAACTCTAGGCAAAGAAGGCGGCTGGAAGCTCTTTACCTGGACCGCACATGATAACCCTTATGTGGCGGCGAAATGGCAAGAAGCGCTGGAAAAGATCAGAACAGATCGACCAGCCTATATGGAAACCCCGCAATTTAAACAGTGGTATCTGAATGAGTGGGTAGTTGATGAAGATAAACTTGTCTACAAATTTAACGCAGAAAAGAATCTGCTGACATATGGGGATTGGCAAAATGTCTTCGCTCGCCATCATCATGACGGCTGGTCTTTTGTACTCGGAAATGATACCGGCTGGGAGGATGCCAGCGCTTGCGTTCTCACTGCTTATCACATCCATAATCCTCATCTATATATTATCGATAGTTACCGGCGGCAAAAAATGACCTTTGATGACCTTATCCGCAAAATTCAGGAATTTATGGCGGATGTCAATTATCCTGTTCATAGAGTTATAATTGATGGGGCTAATAAGCAAGGGGTAGAATCCATGCGCTTTCGCAGCAATATTCCTTTTGAGTATGCTGACAAAAAAGATAAGGCGACATTTATTGAGTTGTTAAACTCAGATTTGATTGAGGGCAAGATTAAAATAGTTAATACAGAAGCAAATCGGCCATTATGGCAGGAAATGATGGCGCTAGTTTGGGTGACTGATGGCGATAAGGTCAAGCTTCCTAAAAAAGAGCATCCTTCTCTGCAGAATCATCTCTGTGATGCCTTTCTGTATGCTTGGCGGTGTGGCTACCATTATAGCCATACCAAGGCGATGACCAGAATTGTTAAATATAGTCCAGCTTGGTATAAAGAGCAGCAGGAAGGTATCTGGGAAAGAGAAAGAGAACATTTAGAAAAGCTCTATCAACAAACTGAATGGCCAGATCAAGGGACATTGGGGGAATTAGGATGACGATTGAAGAGATAGAGAAAAGATTTAAATCTATTTACACTTTTAAAAGTGGCGAGAATGGTTAGTTATGCCAAGCAAAATAGTATGTACATATTGCCGTATGAGATAGTACTCTCATTACGAGAATTAGAAAAAGACTAAACCTATCCATCCGTATCCCTATTGAATCAAAATGGGGATTTTCCATGACATTGCCATTTATGAAAAACAAAGAAGGCGGTATGGCTGGCCCAATTGAGGTCAAGGAACGTGAGCCAGACCATGAAGAATACGAGCTTTTAGACGCCGTGGCGGAAGACATCATGGCGGCGATAGAAGGTAAGAATCATGCCATGCTCAAAGAAGCCCTCGAAGCTCTCTGTGAATACATCAAAGAAGAAGACGAACAGCAAGATCAAGATTTAATGGAAATGGATTAAACAATATATACAGGATTGAAAAATGACTAATGCATTGAGTCTAATTGCTAGCACGCCAGTAGGTGGCTTGGGAACGCAGGCCATTACTCTTCCTACTACTTCTTTGTGGACAATGACTTGTCAAAGCTTTTTGCCATATTTCCCCGCCGGAACTCCTGCGCAATCAACATCTGTTGCTAACAATGCGCAGCAAATAACTGCCGTTGCTGATTCAAGCGGAAGTTTAAATAGCACTTTCTTTACCTTCTATGTAACGGGAAACGCATACGGCTATTATGTATGGTATAATATTAACTCCGCTGGAGTTGACCCAGCCCCGGCCGGCTTGACTGGTATTCAAGTGACAGCTGCGACCAATGCTACTGCAAACACGATAGCAGGTAATACCAGAACGGCAATCACAGCCGCAGTTCCTTATGTCACAATAAGCGGAACTACCAGCCATGTTATTATTACGCAAAATTTCTATGGTGCGGTAACAGCAGCAGCGGATGGCACGGCTGCAACAGGATTCACATTTGCCGCGTCAAGCCCAGCGGGAACGTTTGGTACACCGCCAGCATCTGGATTGGTAATCCAGCTTTACCATGGTACTACGCTTCTTACTACGTCTTCATTTCCAACTCCTACGCAACCAATGTTAAGTGCATCGGCTACGTTTTCAGCAACGGCGGGAGATGCGGCATCTGTTGTTCTTTCATCGCTTTCAACAGCTGATTCAGCTCCTAATGCAATTAAATCTATTATGAATATTTTCCAAGGTCCAGCAGTCTAGGAGTAAAAGATGCCTTTAATCGTAGGTAAAAGCCCTGCCTCATTTGGCAAAAATGTAAGTACCGAGATGCATGCCGGTAAGCCACAAAAGCAAAGTCTGGCCATCGCATATGCTATGAAACGCAAAGCACAAAAAGAACATAAGGCCCATGGCGGTTTTGTAGAAGAAGAAAAAGCATCAGGATATGCAAACTGTCCACACTGTATGGCAAAAGGCGGGATGTGTGAAAAGCACATGGCAGCTGGTGGATTTGTCGAGGAAGAAAAAGCATCTGGCTGGGATGAATTTGATCATCCTGGCAAGAAAATGAACATGGCTGCCGAACATGAGTCTGAACATGAAGACATGATGCACCATGAAGAAGATGAAGATGAAGATCTAGATATGGTGGACCGCATCATGCGCCAGCGCATGTCTCATGGCGGTATGATGCGAAAAGGCTATTCTGAAGGCGGCAGAGTAGCTAATAGAACAATGGATGAAGAAGATGAGTTTGAGCCTAATGAGTTTGATGACATGGTCAAAGATAATCATCTAGATCCAGAGTATCACGATAATGAAGAAATTGGCGATGAACAAGAAGATGAAGATCGCCATGACATCATAAGTCGCATTATGCGCTCTCGTAGATTAAAAGCTGGGCATTATCCAAAAACAGGACAACCAGGATACCCTGAGTGAATATCAAAGAACTAGAAAAGTTTCTTAAAATATGTCGTAAACGTGGAGTCGTAGAGATTAGCTGGAATGAGAATGGCGTAACAGCTAAGTTTGGCGATCCTCCTATGGAAAAGCAGCATATAGCTGAAGATCTTGAACAAGAGATAGAAACAGATTCCCTTACTGATGAAGAGTTAGCCTTTTATCATGTACAGGCTGGAAAATGAAAATAAAAAAGATCAAAAAAGGTCCTGAAAAGATAGTTTTTAAGACCCGGCCAGTTGATGACAGCGGGAATGGTACCGCACTGCTTGCGGAATGGTGGAAAGCAGACAGTGAACCGCGGTTAGCTGTGGATCTTTGTTCAACTGCTTCTTATCTGAAGGAAACTCAGACTTACCGTCTCCGTCAACTAGCAGTAGATGTGCGATTATATTCTGGTCTGCAAGTTTATGCCTATGCTGGCCAAAATGTGTCTAAAATGGATAAGACTAAGACACTACCGGATGATCGACCAACATTTAATCTTATTCAAGCCTGTACGGATACATTAACTTCCAAACTTTGCCAGAATGAGCCATCGCCAAGATTTTTAACTGATGGGGCGGACTATAAGCAGCGACATTTAGCTCAAGAATTGAATAAGTTTGTGGCCGGAGAATTTTATCAGACTGATGCCTATGCAATTGGCAATAAATGCCTTCGCGATGCGATTGTCATGGGAACTGGTATTATCAAAGTCTATCGCAGCGATGATGACAAGGTCGCTCTCGATAGAGTTATGCCGACAGATATTTATGTAGATACCAATGACAGTATAAATGGTGATCCCCGACAGATGATCCAGATTAAACTTATGGACAGGGACAAACTTTATGCTCAAAATCCCAAATCAAAAGACATCATTGCGGCCACGCCTAATTCATATCCTGATAATAGTCCTGATTCTGGTCGTACTATTGCTGATCAAGTTATGGTCGTTGAAGGATGGAAATTACCAACAGGAGATAATGTTGAGTCTAAGGGATATGTTCCAGGAAGACACACAATTGCTACCGTAAATGGCGTTCTTCTTGACGAAGAATGGCATAAACCCAAATTTCCTTTTGTAATCCTGAAATATTCAGAACCATTTCTAGATTATTGGGGCCAAGGTCTTGCTACCCAGCTCTTTGGTACACAAATGGCGATAAACCGCATCATGTATACCATTACAAGAGCTATTAATCTCGTTGGCGTGCCTAGGGTCTTTATTGAGCAATCCTCAAAGATATCCAAAGCAGCTAATAATAATGAGATTGGTGTTATTGTTACATATTCCGGAACAAAGCCGAGCTATGAAATAGCGCCATGTAATGCTCCGGAGCTTTATGCGGAACGGGATAAACTTATTGACTATGGCTTCCGCCAGTGCGGTGTTTCCAGCCTCCAAGCTAGTTCTATGAAGCCGCAAGGGTTAGACTCTGGCGAAGCTTTGCGTACATATCAAGATATTTCTAATGACCGTTTTGCACAGTTAGAAAAGAAATATGATCAGTTTTATATAGATTTGGCGTATATGATTACTGATTTAGCCAAAGATATCGCGGAGGAGACTGGAAAATATGAAACAGTTTACCCTAATAAAGATGGCACAAAGCAAATATCCCTACCTCAGATGGGATTTCTCAAGGACCCATTTGTTATCCAGTGCTTTAGTGAGTCAAGTTTACCGAAGACACCTTCAGGAAGAATTGCGACGGTCACAGAGTGGGTTCAAGCCGGCATTGTTACGCTTAAAGAAGGACGTCGCCTTATGGGCGCGCCGGATCTTGAGGATAATGAAAAGCTGGCTAATGCATCTGAAGAGAGAATATTCCAAGTTCTAGATAAAATAGTAGAAGATGGTAAATATACGCCGCCAGATCCTTTTATGGATCTTCAATTAGCCACAACGTTGGTGGTTCAATATATCAATTTGTACCTCGCAGCCAATCTTGAAGAACACAAGGCTGACATGCTGAGATTATTTTTTAAACAAGTACAAGCGTTGATTCAGGGCAGCCAACCTGTAGCACCGCAAGCTCCTCAAGCCGCGCCTACAGCTAATCCCATGGCTGCCCCGGTCTCCCCGCTTGTGCCAAGAACCAGTCCGCAAGCCGCATAGGAGTTAAAAATGAAAATTAGTTCTGTAGGTCCTGGAAGTCACCAGGTTCCAAATGTTCTTAACCAATCTGGTCAGATCGCACCATCCAGTGTAGCCACATACAAGATGAAGATGAATACTCAGGCTACTCCTGGTTTTGCTGAACAGACTATCCAGCAAAGTCAACTAGAAAATGTATCCACAAATGTCCTTAATGAAACTGAAAATAGGCCCAAAGAAGAAGTCAGGCCTATGAGCCCTCAGTTAGCCGCCCTAGCAAAGCAAAGGCGGGCTCTGCAGATAAAGGAAAGGGAGCTTAGAGCCAAAGAGCAAGCGCTGGCTACATCCGGCCAAGATGTAGTTAGTTTGGCTGATCTGAAGACTAAGCCGCTGAAGGTTCTGCTAGACCATGGCGTTACATATGATCAGCTAACCCAAGAAATTTTAGCTAATCAGAATAATGCAGAGGTTGCTGCTTTAAAGCAAGAAATCGCGGAACAAAAGAATTGGGTTATGGCTCAACTGGAAGAGCGCGAGAAACAAGCAGAGCAGCAAGCTTTAGCTCAAATGCGAGCCGATGCTATGGCCTTAGCCAGGCAAGGTGATGAATTTGAGTTAGTCAGAGAAACAAGAAGAATCCCTGATGTGGTCCGGTTAATTGAAAAGACTTATCGACAAACAGGAGAAGTCCTGGATGTGCGAGAAGCTTTACAGTTAGTTGAAAATGAGCTTTTAAAAGACGCTCAAAAAATGGCCAGTTTCAATAAGTTAAAGGGGCAATTTGGCCAGGAGCAGCCCCCGGTGCAGACACAGCCGATGCGCACTTTAACAAGTAAACACACGGCGCAGCCTCTGATTGACAGAAAGGCGCGAGCACTAGCGGCATTCCGAGGAATGCTTTAACTAAAGGAAAAATAAAATGGCTATATCACCGGTATATGCCAATAGCTCAAACCAGCTTGCGGCATTAAAAGAGCTTTATACGGATGATAAGGATTACATGAAAAATATCGTGTATTCCAAGAATCCATTGTTGGCGTTAGTTCCAAAAAATGAGAGTCCAGATGGTTTTGCTGGTAAGTATATTCCTGTGCCTCTGGAATATGGCAACCCACAAGGTCGTGCGCATACATTCGCCAATGCTCAAAATCAGCAAACGGCAACGGATGTTGTGAGCTACTTTGTATATGCCATTCAAGATTATCAATTGGTAACCATCACGAACCTTTTGATGGAGCAAACCAAGTCTAATGCCGGTGCATTTGTTGATGAAGCATCACGTGTATTGGACAATGGTTTTAGAAACCTTTCTAATAACATGGCCTTTGAGTTGTTCTATGGTGGAACGGCAAGTCGTGGTCAAATTAGCTCGGCAGGAGTTTCATATTCCGCTCCGACATTGACCTTTACACTTTCTAATTCCCAGCAAGTTGTCCAGTTTGAAGTTGGTATGACCCTTCAAGCTTCGGCAACGGATGGTGGGGCGGCATTGCAAAACACCCCTGGCACTATTGATGCTATTCAGATCACTAGTGTTAACCGTGGGACTGGTGTTATCAGCGGTACGGTAGTTCAAGGCGCTCCTCAATCTTCTTGGGGCGCAAGTGACTATCTCCAAGTTCTCGGGGATATCGGTATCGGTGGATCCTCCACTATTGCCGGTATGCTTGGTATGTCTGGCTTGGCGGCATGGGTTCCTAATACAGATCCGCCTTCGACAGATAACTTCTGGGGAGTAAATAGATCAGCTGACCCTACACGTCTTGGTGGTCTTCGCTATAATGCTTCGGCGCAATCAATCTCTGAAGGGATTACGAATGCATTAGCATTTGGTAACCGAGAAGGTGCAAGCTTTGACCTTATCGTAATTGACTTTGTAAGTTACTCTACATTGATCAATGAACTAGGGGCCAAGGTACAATACGTGATGCTTGAGCACGATGAAGTAGAAGTGGCATTTGAAGCAATTCATTTCCATTCTGCTTATGGCAAGATTCCAGTTCTTGCTGACCGTTCGTGCCAATCACAAACGGCTTGGTGTTTAACAATGGATACGTGGAAATTGCGTACGCTTGGAAAAGCACCGCACATTCTTACGTATGGCATAGAAGGATTGGAGGGCTTGAGGATTGGGAATGCTGATGCGCTAGAAATTCGTATCGCATACTACGGCAACCTTATATGCAGCGCACCAGGCTACAACATGCAAGTTGCATTGTCTGCATAATCAGGTTACAAGAACATAGTTGTGGCAACACAGCGTGTGGGAAGGCGGTAGAATAAAAAAACTACCGCCTTTTTCTCTTTTAAAGAGGGGAAAATGACTATTCTCGGCGGGATGGATTGTCCAGATTGTAAAAATGATTTGCATATTGCAAATAGAAATTATGAAGATCAAAAAGACTGGTCATTATTCTGTCCAGATTGTGCAAAAGATTTAGGAAAGGGGACATATTGGCTGCATTATGGCGGCAAAACCCCAGAAGAAGGTTATAAAATAGCCGCCGCCCATTTTGGTTGGGATGAGGATGTCGAACAAAATGAAAGTTAAAGAATATCTATTTGTCTATGGCAGCCTTCGGCCAAGTGAAGATCCGCCAAAGAGCATGACTGATCCAGAATCTGACTGGATAAATGGCGATGAAATACAAAAGGAATCCCGCCATCACCACCATTGGGCGGAAGTGCGGTTACATGATGGCCATGATTTAAAAATAAAAGGTTATACTATGCTGATAGATGCTAATGAATTGTCAGACCTTGATAAAAGAGAGGCGCCAGAATATCGCCGAATTAGAGTCACCACTCATAATCGCCATGTGGCTTGGGTTTATGAATATGTTCCGGCGCATAATCGGCCAAAAGCTGGAAAGACCTTTTCAGTTAGTCATTAATTTTATAAATTGAATCATCCCAGGTCTCTGCAAGTAAGGCCAGATTTTAAATCTGGCCTTACTGTTTTTTATCTATCCATAACAATCCCTATTGAAGACAAAACGTTTTTGTCATACTGGCGCGCAAGTGAGCGAGGGCTACGCGCAGAGAAATACCTTGCCATCTTTGGAGATAGCCAATGTCAGTAGCTCGCGGTTTCGGTCTAAATGGAAAATCCCTTTATACAAACATCGCAAAACCCATGGAAGTATGGTGTAACTTCATTGTTGACCATTCCAATGGAAATGGTCTCGGTATTCGTTCACTGAAAAGTAACGGCTATATCGAGTATGTTTTTATGAATACTTCTGCCACTCCTGGCGTGGTGAATGGGTATACTAATCCCAACCCACAAGCGGGATTTGCATTAGTTAAGTTTAAAAATAATTTCAATTATTATCTTGGCGGATTTTCTGGTCAGATTGTCCCACTTACGAGCACAAGCACTACCTCGTTGACGGCAGGTCATGTTTATGTAATTACCAGTCTTGGCAATAGTACAACGGCTAACTGGCAAACGGCTGGAGTACTGCCTGGTTTTACGCCAGCAGTAGGAACGGCTTTTGTTTCGTTAATTACTGGATCTATCACGGGATCCGGAACAGTAGGGATTCCTGGCGTGGCATCCGCGACAGTGCTCAACATTGTTGGGGATCCTAATTTGACTATTGCTAATTCAAATATTGCATCAAACGCAGGCGCGTTCCAAATAGTCCAGTTCTCAGCTCCCACTAACTCATCCACTACGACGCTTGTTGCTGCGGCACCTGCTGATGGAACAGTAATTGGTATGCAATTTTGTTTTGACGGTTCTACTGTGTCAATTCCAGATGCTGTAGGAGGAACAGGACTATAAAATGGCAATTCCTTATCAGCCTCAGAATCCCGCGGCTGAACAGGCTGATGGGAATATATTAATCACTTGGACCCCAGCACTGGGTGCTACTGGATATATTATCCAGCGCTCAACGGATGGGATCAATTTTAGTACGCTAGCCACTGTTGGGCAAGTTATTCAGTATCAGGATAGCTTGCCTGGCATTGGTATAATGTATTACTATCAGATCGCCGCGACGAATGTTTCAGGCACAAGCCCCTATTCCTCAATAGTACAGATGGTCGCGGCACCTCCCGCTGAAATGAGCCTTTACGAATTAAGGCTGCGATCACAACAAACGGCCAACCGGGAAAATGATAATTTCGTTACAACGCCAGAGTGGAATGCATTTATCAGATTGGCGATGTACGAATTATATGATCTTTTAATCACATCCTATGAAGACTACGGCGCGAGTAGTATTGTCTACATAAATACGAATGGTACAACAAGTCTTTATCCGTTACCGGATGGTGCAACAAACTATTTCGGCGGCCAGTATCCAAGTATTGGCACAAGTGATCCCGCGCCGGCCTTTTATAAATTGGCGGGTATAGACCTGGGAATAAATACAAGCAATAATGCATGGGTGACATTACTCAAGTTCGACTTTATTGAGCGTAATAAATATGTATATCCAAACTCCACATCTACGATCTATGGCGTGTATAATATGCGTTATAGGCTCATGGATGGCAACTTATTCATTATTCCAACACCTGCTGGTAATCAACAGCTAAGGTTTTGGTATGCTCCAAGGTTACCTGCTCTTTTACAGGATCAGAACACGACGAATATTGGTATATCGGGGTGGCTCAGATACGTGATTGTGCGGTCAGCCAAATATGCATTGAATAAAGAAGAGGGTACGGACGCCGCACATTTAGATGCTGAGCTGTTATTCTTGAAACAAAGAATCGAGCAAGCTGCTCAGAATCGAGACTATGGTGTGGCTGATACCATTTCTAACACAAGAGTTGATCCGCTCTATGGCGGTAACGGTTTTGCGTCGGGCGGTGGCGGAAACGCTGGATGGTAAAATGTCTCTTTCAACAAATTTACCATGGTCATTAGCTAATCCAAAATGGGCCAGTGAAATCAACCCCATTCTGGCATTACCTATCCTTAAGGGTAATCAAATCGATTCAATCGTACTTGTAGCAAATAAGCCATCTGCTATTAATCACAAATTACAGAGGTTGCCGCAAGGATGGTTTTTGGTCGACAATAAAGCTAGTGCAACAATTTGGCGCGCGGCGGCATATACTACGACAACTATTACCCTTGAGGCAAGCGCTAATACAACCATTTCCATTTGGGTTTACTGATGCCAAACGTGATAATTAGTCCGAATATGAATTTACCGGTGCCTGTCGTGGGTGTAGATCCAGGGCCAGATTATGCCACCAATATCAATTCCTGCATGTCGAACATTGACCAGCATAATCATAGTTTTGGCCAAGGTGTGCAAATTAATCCAACTGGAATTAACATAAATTCGGATCTGTCATTTAATAGTAACAATGCCACAAATCTTAGAACCAGCCGCTATTCAAGCCAATCAGCGGTTCTTACTAATCCAACGGATATTGACTGTGTCTATGTAGTTGGCGTGGATCTTTATTATAATGATGGCAACGGCAATAATATCCGGATTACGCAAAGCGGATCTGTAACAGGTTCGGCAGGGACAATTACGGGGCTCCCAAGCGGAACAGCCTCCGCATCATTTAGCGCAGGCACGTTTACTTTCTTAGGCGCCACAAATACGCCTGCTACAATGGCGATAGGCCCTATCGTCCTTGGCAATGCAACAGCTAATTCTAAGACTATTACAATAGCGCCAAATAACAGTATTGCGTCAAATTATAACTTGACGCTTCCAGCCGCTCCTCCGGCGTCTACAAACTATGTAACTTTAGATAATTCGGGAAACTTATCATTTAATACTACTGGCTTTCTAGGGGAAAGCACTAATGCCGTAATGCTTGGCGCTGAGGGGACTTGGACACCAACATATGCCAACGTAAGCAATACAAGCGGTCCAACATTAGTAGCTGGAAGATATCAACAAATTGGCAATTATGTTTATTGCGGAGTAGTATTTCAAATAAACTTTACAAATCCTTCTCTTGGAACTGCCAATTGTACACTATCATTGCCAGTAGCTCCTACTAATAATTTTAGCAATACAAATCAACTCTGGGGCACTCCATCCAATTCATCAAGCACGGCAACAATTAATGCTACCACGAGCGCAAAAACATTAAATTTATCCTTTATTTGGGGTGGAACAGTTAGCGGATTTAGTGGAACATTAGTTTTCACTTACATAACTAATACATAGGAAATCATGAAACCATTTAAACAAGCGATAGATATTTCATTTGCCAAAGGTTTGGATACCAAGACAGATCCAAAACGGCTTTCTATTGGCAATTTTCTAGCGCTTAATAATATGGTTTTTACGAAAGGACAACAGCTTACAAAACGCAATGGATACCAACAACTATCAACCTTGCCAAATACCAGTTACTCATATCTCACGACATATCGCGACAACTTAACGGCAATTGGGACTAATATTGCCGCCTATAATGAGACTAATGCTCAATGGGTCCAGAAAGGAAATATCCAGCCCCTTAGTCTTTTTACGCAACCGGTACTTAGAAATAACTACAATCAAACAGTTGGCGATAGTGCGGTTGCCTCAAATGGCCTGGTTTGTACCGCATATTTAGAGAATCAAGGTGGATCCATAGTTAACAAATATGTTATAGAAGATTCAGTGACAGGTCAGGTGATAGTTGCCCCAGCAGTTATTCCTGTGGCAAGTGGCACCGTTTCTGGCGGTATGCGAGTATTTGTTCTTGGCCAGTCATTTGTAATCGTATTTACAAACACGATTAGTGCCACCGCACATTTACAATATGTGGCCATAAGTATTCAAAATCCGTCAACCATTAGTGCCAATACTGATATTGCAAGTTCTTATATTTCCGCAACTACCCTTTCATGGGATGGATTTGTAGCTGACAATATACTTTATATTTCCTGGAATACCACATCAGGCGGCCAATCCGTCAAAATAACATATATTACGTCCGCCTTTGTCATTGCTACACCGGTTACTTTATCTGGCTATAAAAGCACGATGACTAGCCTCACGGCAGATGTAACTGGAACAATGCCAGTTATATATCTTAGTTTTTATAATAGTAGTGCCAGTACTGGCTTTACTGCGGTGTTCAATGCTCAATTGAATCTCATTCTTAATCCAATTGAGATAATTTCCAGCACTACGGTACTAAATCTCACGTCCGCGGCCCAAAATGGGGTTTGTTCTATATTCTATGAAGTTTCGAACGCCTATAGCTATGATTCAGGCATTCCCACAAACTATATAAATGGCGTAACGGTGACGCCTCTTGGCACGACATTCCATTCAGTCTTCAGCTCAGGAGCTGGTACTATTACCGCCTCTTCAGCCACTGGACTGGTAAATGGCATGCATCTTGTGGATAACACCACATCCGGTAATATTGCAGCTGGAACCACTTTTACTATTTCAGGAACTACTTTAACATTATCAGCTAATACTGCTGGAAATTCCGCAAGTAGTCCTGGCGACTCTATGGCGGCGGCAACTGTTGGCTCAACTGTTACGATTATTCGAAGTGTTGGACTAGCTTCCAAAGCTTTTATTATAAACGGCGTGATCTATTTCCTCTCCGCTTATCAAAGCACTTATCAGCCGACTTATTTTGTTATTAATGGCTCAGTAAGTACGCAGGCAATGCCGGTAGTAACTGCCAAAATGGCATATCAAAATGGCGGTGGCTATTTAACGACAGGTCTTCCTGGCGTAACAGTTAATGGAACTACGGCCTGGATGCCTTATTTATTTAAAGATTTACTTGCAGCTGTTAATAAGGGCACGAATGTGCCAGCTGGTACTCAAACCGCGGGAGTATATAGCCAGACTGGAGTGAATTTAGCCAAAATCATTTTTGGCACACAAATGTTGGATACTGCGGAAATTGGCAATGATTTGCATCTTTCTGGCGGATTTCTTTGGATGTATGATGGCCAGATACCAGTTGAGCACAATTTCCTGCTATGGCCCGATATGGATACTACTACAACAACTGACGCGGCCAGTTGGTCTGCGAGCGGCGGCAGTATGGTCGCTAAACCAGATGGCAGTACGAATACCAATGCATATTATTACCAAGTAACTTATGAGTGGACGGATAATCAGGGCAATGCATTTAGATCAGCTCCTTCAATACCTATTCCAGTTACTACTACAGGTTCTGGTTCTAGTGGCTCTGTTACTCTTAACATTCCGACTCTTAGATTGACTTACAAGATCGCGAGTCCAGTTAAGATTGTCATTTACCGCTGGAGTGTTGGCCAACAGATTTATTATCAGACTACTAGTATTACATCGCCACTTCTCAATGATACGACCACGGATCAAGTCCAATTTGTTGACACGAACTCAGATGCCACTATTTTAGGTAATAATATTATCTACACAAATGGCGGTGTCGTTGAGGATATAAATGCTCCGGCCAGCAACATCATGGCACTTTTTGATACCAGGCTCTGGCTTGTGGATGCAGAAGACCGGAATCTTCTCTGGTATTCCAAACAGGTTATTGAAGCCACGCCAGTAGAGATGTCAGACCTATTTACTTTCTATATCCCGCCGACTACGGCGACGGAGACATCCAGCGGGAATATTGGCGCATTATTCCCAATGGATGATAAACTTATCATTTTTAAAGAAAACTCAGCCATTTACTATATAAATGGCACCGGACCAGACAATACTGGGGCAAATAATAACTATTCCCAGCCAATTTTCATAACGTCTACGATTGGCTGTTCTAATCAAAATAGTATTGTGCTTATCCCAATGGGCCTCATGTTCCAAAGCAATAAGGGTATTTGGCTACTTGGACGGGATCTGTCGACTACTTATATTGGAGCACCTGTAGAGCAGTATAATAGCGCGATTGTGGAAAGTGCAGATGCCATTCCAGGCACAAATCAAGTGCGGTTTATACTAAATAATGGCATTACTCTCATGTATGACTATTATTATGGACAATGGGGCACTTTTTCAGGCGTTCCTGGAGTTTCTGCGTGTATTTATCAGCAGCTTCATACATTTATTAATGCTCAAGGCGGAGTATTTCAGGAAAATGTGGGCTCGTACCTTGATGGCTCTAACCCTGTTCTTATGTCTTTTCAGACAGGACCACTCCGGTTGGGTGATCTGCAAAACTATCAGAGGACATATTGGTATTTTTTACTCGGCACATATTTATCGCCTCACAAGCTCTATATGAGCAATTACTATGACTATTCCGTGAATCCCCAGGACAGTGTCCTAATCACGCCGAATAATTATGCTGCGACATGGGGTACTCCAGGTCCGTGGGGAGAAGCGATAGGCCCAGCATGGGGTGGACCGCATTATGCTACAGATAATCCAAGTTTAGAAAACTGGAAGATATTTAGTAATCGCCGATGTATGGCTTTAAGTATCGGTATGGAGGAAATTTATGACCCTTCTTTTGGTGTTAGTGCTGGGGCTGGCCTTACTCTTAGTGGCATATCTTTGGTAGTAGGCTTTAAATCTTCTTACAGAACTATTGCTGGTGCACGTCAGGCAGCGGCGGACTAATGCCCAGATATAAAGCATATTTAAAGTGGTTGGATGACCTAGAAAGTGGAGAAATGACAGAATTAATGCCAAGTATGTATGCAGAATATGTTATGGAACGTACAGATGACTTTATCAAAGAAACTGATAAAGGCTGGGTGACATGGCGGTATGTGAATGATAAAACTGTATACATAATTGACATATATGTAAAGCCGGAATTTAGACAAATGGGTTATGCAAAAACTCTGGCTGATGAAGTGGCGGAAATTGCCAAACAAAATGGTTACAAAGAGATGATTGGAACCGTTATGTGCACGGCTAAAAATAGCGAACGTAGCATAAAAGTTCTTCTCGCTTATGGAATGACATTAAAAAATGCAAATTCCGATATAATTGTCCTCCACAAGGAATTATAAAATGGGATCGATTGGGACAGAATTAGGACAGATCGGTCAAAATATTGTTACAGGTACTGGGCCACTTGGAACATTGCCTTGGGGAAAAGCTCCAGGCGCTGGTACCAATGGTGTTCCAGGTCCTACTCTTGCACAAGTTCAAAACCCTACCAGCGTTGGCCAGGTTCAACAACAAACCGGTGCAACTCAACAGTCTATTGCTCAACAACAAGCTCTTCTTAATGCATTACAAGCACAGCAAGGTTTAGGATCACAATCCGGAGCACTTGGACTTCAAGGCGCATTGGCAAATCAATATAATAATCTAGGTCCTATTGGTAATCAATTTTCTGCATATAATCAGACACAAAATCTTGCCAATCAATTAGGAAAAGCTGGTGGAATTAGCGCCCAACAAAACGCCATAGCTCAACAGCAACAGCTTAATAATCAATTAGCAGGTGGCGTGGGTACACAAAATGCAGCAATTAATCAACTACAAAATACGGCCAATGCTCTTCAGGGAGTGGCATTAGGTCAAGGTCCTAATCCCGCTCAAGCTCAATTGAATCAAGCTACTGGTCAAAATGTCGCCAACCAAGCAGCTTTGATGGCTGGGCAAAGAGGAGCTGGCGCTAATGTAGGGCTACTTGCAAGACAAGCAGCACAACAGGGAGCCGCAACACAGCAGCAAGCTGTTGGACAAGGTGCAACTCTTCAAGCACAACAATCCTTAGGCGCTCTTGGCCAATTAGCTGGAGTCCAACAAGGTATTGGCCAATTAGGTACCGCTCAAGCGCAGCAACAACAAGCAGGGATTGGTCAACAAGCTGGCATTGGTGCTGGATTGACAAGTCAACAGCAAGCGCAACAGGCGCAATTGGCTGGGCAAGCTGCTAATCAAGTGGCTGCACAGCAAGCGGCCAACGCGGCATATGCGGGACAAGCAAATATTTTGGCTGGTCAACAATTGGGCCAAACCAATGCAATTAACCAAGCGCAACAGGCGCAACAAAATGCTCTACTTGGTGGATTAGGAGCATACAATACTGCTCAAGTTGGGGCGCAAGGAAATGTTAATCAAGCCAATTCCGCTATTCAACAAGCACAATTGGCTGGCCAGTATGGAATTGGCGGTGGTTTATTGAATGCTGCTGGGGGCCTTGGCGCAGCTGCATTATTAGCTGGTGCTAAAGGTGGAGAAGTTAAGAAACCTAAAAAAATGGCAACTGGTGGAGATACTGATACTGCAGATAGCATGGCGGGAATCACAGCCGATCCAGGAGTTGATACAGCGGCTAGTATGGCAGGATTACCAAATTCAGGTTGGAATCTAGCTGTACAACAGGCACAAAGTCCAGCTAATCAACCAACTAGTTCTTATGGTCAATTTCTGGTCAATAAGGCGCTTAATTCGGCCAATTTTAAAGTACCTGTTCAAGCTGAAAAAGTAGATCCATATGGACAAACATATAACAAAGGCGGCAATGTCAATTTAAAAGATAAAGGTGGCAAAGTAGAGGCTAAACCTAGTCAAAAGGCTGAGAAGGCAGGAAATAGCTATAAAAATGATAAAGTTCCCGCCATGCTTTCAGAACATGAGATAGTTTTGCCAAGATCTGTAACAATGAGTAAAGATCCAGTGCGATCAAGTGCCGAGTTTGTGTCGAAGATTATAGCGAAGAGGAGAAATGGCCGTGGCTGATATTGATGACAATAGTCCAGCGCAAGCCTCAGGTGATCAGGCGGATATTAATATTCCGCCAATAGATCCTAATTATATTCAACAAGATCAGGCACAACCAAATCAAACTCAGCAACCACAGGCTCAATCAGTTAGTAATTATTTGCAGCCAGGTCAGACTGATAGTCAGTTTATTCATACTTTGACTAATCCTAATGCTGATCAGATGAATCAAGAGGCATTGGCTTGGAATCAAGATATAGCTAACCGTCATATTACGCCGGAAACATATGGTAGTTTATTTGCTAAACAGGATACTCTAGGTAAAATTGGCTTAGGAATATCTATGCTTCTTTCTGGCGCTGGATCTGGTCTTGCTCATCAGCAAAATGCTGCTATGCAAATAATGAACCAAGCCATTGACAATGATATGAAGGCGCAGCAACAAAGCAAGGAGAATGCTAACAATTTCTTGCGTACAGCATATGACCATGAAGTGCAAAAATCCCAGTCCGCATTGAATAATGCTCATGTTGCTTTAACCGGGGAGCAACTTCATGGAGTTGACCTAGATAATCAGATTAAATCACAAACAAAGGCTAGAAATGCAATGGATATTGCGGCCTATAATTATGCCTTGCAACAGGCAGGGATATTGCCGCCTGCGCAACAAGCTGCAGCTATACAAACTATTAATAATACTATCGGCCAAGCAGTACAAAATAATGTCATGCAAAGAAATGCTCAAACTGCTGATCAATTGAATGCTAGAACCACTTTACGCAGTCATAATGAAACGCCTGCGTCAATGCCAACACAACAACTGCAAGGTCAAGATACTGGCATTAATCAGCCATTAATGCAAAAAGAAATAAATGTAGGTCGCGCATTAGAAAATGCCCATGCTCCAGTATCTGGGCAAGCCATTAGTGGCCAAGATTTACCAGAAGTTAATAAAGAAGCACAACTGGTTCAAGACAATAGAGCCATTGCAAAAATGTATGCGGATTCATTCCAGAAACTCAACAATGTAACTGCGGACCAATTGCAGCCAAATGTCAGAGCTGCGGAAGTAAATTCCCTTGGAGCAGAGATAGCTCGGGCTACAGCAGGACGATACAATGCTCAAGAAGCTACCGCACAGGCTGATGCTTTATTCCCGCAAGCGTCTGATTTAGTGAATCCTGAAGCTAGAGCAGAAAAGTTTAGAAAGACCATGCAGTTTTTTCAAGCCCAAGAAGCCGCGACTCCTACGCTCAATAGGCTTGGATTGAAGACGCCATTTCCTAATCTTAGCCCGACAAAGCAGGGAGCAGATATAAATGCTCAAGCCGAGGCATGGGCTAAAGCTAATCCAGATGATCCTAGGGCACAAAAAATATTGGATAAGCTTAAAGGCAGTCAATAATGGCAGCTGGACCGTGTGAAAATCCTGATTGTCATAGCTATGGCAAAGCGCATCCCAACTGCGAATGCTATTTACGCATGGCTGGCGGTGGTGAAGCTACATTTGATCCAGACGCATTTTTAAAAGAAGGACAACCGGCTCCAGCGCCGGCGCAGCCAGCATTTGATCCAGATGCATTTCTTAAGGCAAATACAAAACCAGCATTTGATCCGGATGCATTTTTAAATAAGCCTGATTATTCCACACCATTACAGCAAGCAGCTACGATTGCCGAAGGCGCAGCGCAGGGAGTGCCGGGAGTTGGTCCAGCCGTTACAGCGGCGGAGCTTCAATTATCAAAATTAGGTGTGCCAGGAACCAGCGCAGAAGATATAAATGCGAGGGCTGCAGCTAATCCTTATGAGCACGATATATCTAAAGGTGCTACGGCCATCGGTTCAACATTGGCAGCGACCGCGGGATTATCAGCGCTAGGAACAGCGGCGACAAATGCAGCGTTGCAAGGAAGTGATGAAGCGACTAATTACCTTCTAGGTAATCAAGATAAAAACGCACCTGTTGCATCAGCATTAGCCCATATTGGTGCCGCCGGATTATTCGGTGGTCTTGTAAGTAAAGCAGGAAGTTTGGCATCAGGAAAATTGGCATCAATTGCTAATGAGAATATCGGATCGAAATTTGCGCCATGGCTTGAAGGAGCTATTACCGCTGCAAATGGCCAACCAATTAATGCTCTTTCCGAAGAAGCAAATATCGCGGATAAGATAGCAGGTCATAACTTTTATAATAGTTTGACAGCAGGCTTAATTCCCCATGCAACTGGTATAGTTGGAGCTACTGAAGGTGGTATAAGAGGATATCAGGAAAATGGGGTGCCTGGTGCGGTAACTGGAGCGATTAAAGGTGGCGCAGAAGGAGCATTAGCTGGCTGGGTTGGCAAGAACGTAATTGGGAAAATATCGAGCACTTTGGGAAAAAATGCTGTTGCGCCATTTTTAGCAAAAATCGCTAGTTCTGGTACTATGGAAGGATTAGGAGATGCGGTTAATTATGCTACTAGTGTTAGCCAAGGTCTTGGCAAAGTAAATGCCGCGATTGATGGATTAGTTGGCGCGACAGCAACTATTCCACAACAATATGTAAGCGATAAAGAAAGAGAATTTAATCGGCAACAAGTAAAAGATTACTTGGATAATGGCGGTATTCAACAAAATATCAACCAAACCATAGAGAATATGAACCAAGCCAATCTAGAGCCCCAACTTTATGCTGGCGGCGGATTAGTGGAACATATGCCACAGCCGCAGACAAGCCAAGGCGAGCCATTTATTAAAGAAAATGATGGGATGAATATCCATTTCCCAGAGCAAAATGCTTTGCTTGGGTCCGCAAAAATGCGCATTAGCAACTATTTATCAAATCTTAAGCCGAATAAAACAGTGCCAAAACTGCTATATGATGAAGCGCCGGATACCAGCAGTCAAGAAAAGATTTATAATCGCGCCATAGATATCGCCAATGATCCATTGTCAATATTATCAGACGCTAAAAAAGGAATGCTTGAACCGCAAGACGTTCAGCATTTTAATAGTATGTATCCGGAAGTGTCGAATTTGGTGCAACAAAAGCTAACTCAGAAGATGGTGAAAAGTGCAGCAGAGAATAAACGACCACCCTATCATGTGCGTCAGAGTCTCTCCTTGCTCTTGGGGACTCCGCTCTCGGGGGAACTTACGCCTTCATATATACAAGCCGCTCAGAGAGTGTTTATGGCTGCTCAGCCACAGCCACAGCCGCAACAGCAGCCGCCAACTAAGCCTAAAAAATCTACGGCACCACTTAAAAATAGTTCTAACCAATATATGACTCCTCAGCAGTCAAGAATTGCAGCTGAAAGCAAATCCTAAAGAAGGCCTACTGATTGGAGAAAGTTTAAAAGGTGATGTTCCCAGCCAATACACCACATAACGAATGCGTGCAAATAATGACTTTGCATCATGAAGAATTGTATCATTGCGCCAAAAACCATAACATATGGTATGATTTTAATTCGTTCTTTAAACGTCACTTGTTGGCGTTCCATAGATACTCCTAATCCATGCTCAAGATGCGATAATTATAAGAGAACACGATCCGATGCATCTGAGAATTAAGTTTCACCAAAAAGACGTGGTGAACATAATCCGGTTGACAAGTGCTGCTGTAATGAAAACAACCGTCTGTATTATTAGCCGATCCATCAAAATTCCGGTTATTTACTGCAAAATGCTCGCTATCCCAAAGAAGCTGTTTTTCATCATGAGTTAGTTCGCTGTAATAAACTCCAACTTGGAACGATTTGTCAACTTTTGGAGTAGCGTCGAGTACTGGACTGAATAGCACTATATTTAAGATTGTAACCCACATAGCCCTTCCTCCTTATATATGACTTATCGGGCTTCTGGCTATAAACTTTAACCTATCCATATTTATCCCAGATAACAGGCAACTAGGCGGGAGACCCTCGCCAAAGTAAAAGGTGACCCCTGGCCGGCTAAGCCCGCCTTTATATGCAGGAAAATCTCCAATGAGTACTAGAAGTAGGATAGCGCCTTATACGTTGCCGGCATTAGACTTGGCATCAAGTAGCAATTCTGCGGCTACATTACTTCAATCAAATACAGCATTTAGTTATGCCATTTTATGGACCGGAACGTCGCCAGTTGGCACTTTATCGCTACAAACTAGTAATGATTATTCCGTTGATGCGACGGGAAAAGTCCTTAATTCCGGAACATGGAATACCGCACCTTTGAATGTCAATGGTGCTTATGCCACATCCATTTCCATTTCCGGTAATTCAGGAAATGGCATGATTGATGGATTATGTACAACTGGCGTGAATGCCATAAGACTTAGTTATACCGCAGGAAGTGGCACTGGCACCATGACTGTTATCGTGACTGCGAAGGTGGCATAATGACGAATTTTTACGCAACATATCCTGCATCAACTCCCAGTTCCGTATCAGTAACTACTGTGCAAGGGGAAGGAACGCCTGGTTCTCAAACTGGCGGCCTATTAACTGTGCAAGGCGATCCCTCGGGAACACCGATACCGATAAGTGGAGCTATTACAGCAACAAACCCATCAGTAAGTACGACAGGCTCGTCGGTCCCGGCATCAGCTACTTATGCTGGTATGAACGTCAGCGGCAACCTGACAGGATTAACCGGAACCTCAAACGGTCTGAAAGTAGATGGATCAGCTGTTACGCAACCTGTGAATGTCACGCAATTTGGAACTAATAATGTCGTGACAGGTACAGGGACAAGTGGCTCAGGTATTCCGCGAGTCACTGTTTCAAATGATTCTAACATTCTTGCCACTCAATCTGGTGCATGGAATGTAAGCGGTACTGGTACTGCTGGAACACCTGCAACTGGTGTGCTGACAATCCAGGGGATCAATAGCATGACCCCTGTGAAGGTGGATCCTTCTGGTGGGACAGGTTCGGTAAACGTCGCCCAGTTTGGTGGCAACAATGTTGTCACAGGTACAGGGGCAAGTGGCTCAGGTATACCAAGAGTCACAGTTTCCAATGACTCAAATATTCTCGCCACCCAATCCGGCACATGGAATATAGGAACTGTCACAACTGTTACCACTGTTTCAACAGTTACCGCAGTAACAGCTATTAGCAATGCCTTACCGGCAGGGACAAACCTTCTTGGTAAAGTGGGCATAGATCAGACAACACCAGGAACCACGAATGCTATTCAGTCGACATCAGGAACTACTGCAACATGGCAGGCTGAAGGATCAATCGCGTTTGGGTCAATTACAACATCATTTCAAACAGTTTTTACGCCAAGTTCTAGTACCAAAATGCTTTTTATGCGCAATAACACGAATGGAACAATTGTGGTATCTATGGACGCTGGTACAACAACGAATTTCGTTTTTGATCCAGGAGATCAAATATCAATGGATTTTGTAACAGATGGTTTGATTTCTACAACCACCGCAATTCAGATTAAATATACAGGTAGTGCGCCAACATCAGGATCATTCAGAGTCAATGGGTGTCATTAATGAGTAATATTATATCTAAATTAATTAATTTAGCTGGGAACATCACTGGAACATTAGGCGTTGTGAATGGCGGGACTGGTGACACAACATTAACAAGTAATGGTGTTTTGTATGGTAATGGAACATCCGCTGTTGGTGCGGTGGCCGCTGGTAGCACGGGACAAGTACTTCAAGCCACTACTAGCTCGGCCCCAACTTGGGCGGCAATTGCAGGAAATGGCACATTGTTAACGCCTGCATCGACCACGCTTTTGACTAATGGTACTAGATCAGGAACCGTATTTACTATCTCCACAACTACTACCTGTGCAACTGGTGATACATATAAAGATAATAATGGCTCAGGTAGCACATATACAGTAATCCAAGGGTTTACTAGCGAAAGTGGTCAAGTTCTTTTCATGTCAGGAACAGGAACATCACCAATTACTCCACTCGCGCGGCAAACAGGTAGTGGAACGTCGAGTATTTCATTTACCGCCAGCCAAGCATTGACCAGCTATACAGTCCCAACACCTGCCCCGCTTTATATGATTGCAACAGCAGTCGGCGGCGGCGGTGGGGGGGGTAATGCTGTTGGAGATAGTACACACTGGATTGCTGGCGCTGGAGGTGGTGCGGCCTCAATAGGAATCAGCCAGATCAATAATCCGATTGCCGGAGCGACATATTATTATACAGTGGGTGCTGGTGGCGCTGGCGCCACAGGTAATGGAAGTTTAAATACTGGTGGAACTGGGACTAACAGTATTTTTAGTGTTAATACCGCAGTAGGAAATGGTGGTGCTGGTGGCAGTGGTTCCAATAACGGTATTAATATTGGTTCATCATCGATTACTACGGCGGGAGTGGGAGGGATAAATGTTATACCTGGAGCTGCTGGTGCTAGCGGCACTGTGACAACGCAAGCCAGTAACATTAGCGGATATTTTCAAGGGGGAAGTTGTCTCTATGGCGCTGGGGCTCAATCATCATTAAATGCTGCTGGTAATACAGGTACTGGATATGGATCTGGAGGTTCTGGAGGACTCAGCGCCTCAAATAGTTCTAATTATGCGGGTGGAACTGGCGCAGCAGGCACAATTATTTTGCAATTGAATTATCAATAGGATAAAAAATGACTACACCTTTCCCATTACAATTTAATCAGCAAAATGCGCAGAATTCCATTCTCGATGTTACTGGACTTCGCCAAACATATTTGGGGAATACATATATTCTTCCATTTACAGGCCATAGCCTATCCGATGAAAATGAAAATGTTTTGGGAATTATTACAAATCCATCTGGCAGTGGGAAAGGATTATTCCTTTACACCAGAAAAGTTTCAACCGATAACAATACGGTTTTGGTGCGGTTTTATTTAAATCCTACTGTAAGCGTTACAGGATCAGCTACTACCGCAGTTAATCTAAGAAGTGGTTATTCTACATTAAATTCCAGTATTGCGAAATGTTATTTGAGTCCTACCATTTCTGCTAATGGAACATTTGTAGCCGTGCTTCCAGCTACTATCTATAGTATTACATCAAATGTATTGATAGTCATCGATCCCGGTGCCACAATTCTATTCACGGGTCAACAAACAGCCAGCGGCACTACAAATGCTTTTGTAGATTTTTCTTGGTATGAAATCTAGAGGTAATATGGAAAAGAAACTTAAAATGTCCCAAATTCTGATTCAAAAGATTGTAAACTATCTTCAAATGCGGCCATACAGTGAAGTACATAGCTTAATAGCAGATATTTTGACTGAAGCTAACGCAAAGGAGCAGGAAAATGGGAATAACGAACAGTGTGAAATTGTTGAATGATCTGACGACAGTTGTGATTGCGGGAATTAAAGTAGGGAGTGCGGCAAGGACCGGGAACTATTTTCAAGTAGCTATCCAAGCCACTTCTCTTATTCCTCTCCTCGAGCCGCTAGTGGCAGATGCCCGCGCTTCCTTGCCGGAGTTGGAGAGCCTCACAGCCGCGGAAACGGCTGATTTGGCACAAGCAGCACTCAACGCTATTAAGCAAATAGCATTAAGTGCTTAGATCAGATTATTCAGTAAGACGTAGTTCGCAATAAGTGCTAATTACTTTTAATGTTTTCAAATCTAGCTGATCAAGAATCATCAAAGCTTTCAGTAATGGACTAGTTTCATAACTCAGAGCAAATTCTTTAACTTTTTCATTATTTAAAAGACCAAATTCTTGAATGATTCGTGCGTCGATTTTTTGTGTGGTATCCATACCGCCCTCCTTATAATTTACTTATCGGTGGCGGGGCAGAGAACTTTAGAACAATCTCTTGCTAAACGGGAAAGTTGGCGATACTATTGGCTTAGTCTTTTACAGTCGTCGAAACTGATAAGGCTCCCAACTAAACCCCGCGGGCCTTAATCCCTTGATTCGCGGGGTTTTTATTTACATGATTTTACAATGGTTTACATGATTTTACGCAGTCTTAAATAGATCCACCTCCTGTTCCCTACGGGTCTTAAGTCCTGGCAGGACTTTACCGCCGGCTAGATTATAAGACAGCATTTTGTCTGGTATTTTATCCACATCGATGGTTCTGTTCTGTTTGCGGCTTTCCGCCAGAACTCTAACCAAGGTGCCCCAGCCCAAATTGTAGGCGAAGCTAGTAAGGGCAGCTAGCTGGTTGCTGGTGGGCTCAAAATGGGCTTCTGAGCACTTCTGCCAGATCCTCCTAGCCAACGCATCGGCGGTCTTAAAAAGATCATAGTCAGCCTGTTCTTGTGTCCATTTCATTCCTGGCTCTATTCCATTGGTCTGGCCATAACCGATAGTCCATGGAGCTTGGCCTGTACTAGGGTCTGGATAAGCTTCAAGACGGCAACCTTCGAATTGTTTGATAAGATCGATTCCACGTTGGCTTATCATAAATCTCGTCCTTTCTAATGAAAGTTCAACATCAACGCAAAGGGGGTAAATCGTGACGCTAATCAATTTTATAATCGATCTGATAGATTCACTCATAGACTACTACCTAGAGGGCGCGGAATGGGATTTTACCCCTTTCTAGCATTATCACCACATCGTCTAGACTCCTGGCAATAAACGCCAAGGCTCCGGCGGCGTTTAAGGCTAGAATGCGTTCTTTTTGATGGGCGGAAACAATGCCCTTTTTAGTCTTCACCTCAATGGCAAAAAGCCGCCCGGTACCATCAGGCATAATTCCCATGATATCCGGCATGCCACGCGCAGGATTAGCGCTCATACGACGGTCTTTCCCGGAGCCATGCACAATGGGGCCAACATAGTTCCGCCATGAGTAATAGCCTTTGAGGCTTAAGTACTCGAGGATGGCGCGTTGGATGTCCCCTTCTTTTTCCGTTCCGGGCGTTTTTGCCACTTTATTTCTATTTCGCCGCTGCAGTTTTCCATGTGGTTCCATATGCCAATCCCCGGTGGTATTAGTTTAATCGTCATTGTCTCATTGACGGCTATCTCTATTGGCACCTTGCGTTTTGACTGCGGTGTAGTCATATATCATTCCTATGCTGGCCGATGCGGAATGAAGGACCTTTGCATTCCACGATTGAACAGTGTTTCAAAATCCGATCGATTATGCGGGGATGAACTTTGGGAGATAGTTCATCTAAAGAATAGTTACTGCTGAGAAAGGTTGGCATGGATTGCGCGACTCGATGGTCAAAGATCTGAAAAAACACAGTTTCACCCCATTCAGTTAATTTTTCGGCTCCAAAATCATCTATGAATAAAAGATTAACATTTCGCAATTTCGCTAATTCTATCTCAGGCGTAGTCTGATCATTATCAAAACTATCTTTTTGCTTGCTTAATATGTCGGCAAAGGTTATAAACTTGCACCGATAAGTTTCAGACGCAAATCGATTGATGATACAGAGTCCTAGCCGTGACTTGCCTCTTCCAGGCTTGCCATGCAGTAGAACTCCTCGTTTCATCTCGGGACGCCATTTGCTTAATCGGTTCACATGGTCGCATGGGATAGCGGTTTCGAAGGTCACATCCCATTCGGCCGGAGCCAAACTCGAGTATCCGGCGCGGCGTATCATAGCTGTTTCGTTCAATCTTTGTTGACCGGCAGCTCGATCCCGCGCTAGACGCTCATCCTCCGTCTCCGATATCGGTGGGGCCGAGGTGAGAATTTTTGAGGATATTGGCGATAAGTTCTGCATCCTCCGGCGCGCATTGAGGTCGTCCAGTAGTTTTTGAATTCCCATAACCCGTTTCTCCTTTCTTGCCGAAATCTCGGCGGATCCAGTTACCTAAACTAGCCAGTGGATTTTTAACGTACGCACCTGGGGTGGAATAATATCCCGCCCACTCGCTCGTAATGCGCTCTATGTCTTCCAATGTTTTGTGCTCAGCCTCTATGATCTCCTCCAGCCATCGCCTCACCCTCTCCCGAGCAAATCTTCTTTTACAAATCGGAATCTGGCAAATGTTAGTGAATACTTTAGCGAAGCGGTCATTGTCCTCCCACTTAAGAGAATTTAAAGATGTATCGCCAGATGAGTGTGCGGCCGGCTTGCCGGCCATATTGTGTTCATCCGATCGTGTCATTTTGACATGATCGTACATAGTATGACTCTCTTTATGACTCTCTGTAGAGGAAGAACATGTCAATTTGACATGATCTGATCGTGTCAATTTGACATCATCGATCGTGTCATTTTGACATGATCTGATCGTGTCATTTTGACATGATCGGATCGTGTCATTTTGTCCAGTTAACTTACCATAACGTGCCAAGTCGATTGAGTACCATTTCTGGTGATCGCTATGTTTGGCATTCTTTTTAAAAGAAATCAAAATGTCATCTTGTTCAAGATCTAAGATGGCACGATTTATGGTACTTTTACTCAAAACCCCATTGAAAGCTTCGACAAGGGCATCATAGGTATTACACATCCACCAACGGTCATTGATAAAATAGCGTTTATAATCATTTGGAGACTCTGAATGCATTTTTAGCGACCAAGCTATTCGGTTGAGCACCAAGGCCGCAGAAACCCCATATTTGCGCGCTACAACACTATGTAGATGCAAATCCGATAAAACGGATATTTTCTCACTCATGGACCTATTCCTCAATTAGTAAAACTTTATAACTGTTACTCAGACTATGGCCCTTACCGCTGGCGCGGATTATTAGCCGCTTGGCGATAAGTAAATTTAAAAGCTTGCCGATGTGACTTTTGCTAAATCCTGTTGCATCCATCAGCTCCTTCAACGGCATGGTGAAATTTTGACTATATCCACCCTTCTCGGCAAGATAGAGATATAGGAACTTGGCGTCGGATTTGATGGTTTTGTCGAAGAAAAGACCGCGGGAAATCATAATAGGGTTAATCATACATACCTCTCAAATGGTTAAGAGTTAATCGACAATCAATGGAATCATATAAAAATATCGCCTGATAGATAAAAATGAAAAAAGGTAGACCGCGATAAAAATATATATTATATATATAGTCAAGGAGGATTCATATGACAGAAGAACACGAAAAATTAATAACAATTGCGACACAAACAAGCGCACAGATGAAATTGGCGATAAATGAAGCCGCATGGAAGCGGCGTCAGCGGATAGCGCACTTGATGAGATCGATAATTGAAGATTGGCTAGATGCCAATGAGCCAGATTGGCGGGAATGGAGAGAACAAGTCGGATGAAGACAAGTGGAAGCATAGAACTATTGGCGACGGCCCTTTCAGCCGCTCAAGGGGAATTTCCTAAGATTGAGAAGAACCGCACTAACAGCTTTTTCAAAAGCAGTTATGCAGATCTTGAGATTATCATCGCAACATGTAAGCCAGTTCTGGGAAAATATGGTCTAGCAGTAATCCAGCCGATTTCATTTCATTCTGATGGGTTTTTGGTTATCACAACGGTGATTCTTCACAAATCTGGCCAATGGCTAAGTGAAGAATTGTGGCTTAGACCTAAGTCACAAGATGTCCAAGAGATCGGCAAGGTAATTACTTATGGCCGTCGGTATGCCTATCAGAGCATGGTAGGAGTGGTGGCGGAAGATGACGATGATGGCAATTCGGCGAGTGTGGCGAATGCGCCAGTTAGAACAGCAAATCCAGCCCCAGTGCAAAAACCTGAAGGGAAGATGTTTTGATGGAAGAAAAACCGAAACAGATTAAAGCGTGCGGTCTTTGGCAGAATACGACGAAAAATGGGATCACATTTCTATCGGGCAATCTCGGATATGGTCTAACTGTACAGATCTGGCCGAATAAGAAAAGAGAAGGGAAAAAAGACCCAGATTATAATCTGGTTTTTGCTGAACCTTATAAGAAGCCAACAGGTGAGATACAGAAGAATTTTATACAGGAAGAGCCAAAAGCTCCGGCAGAAGACATTCAAGATCCATGGGATGGAGCGCCTCCATTCTAAATTGGTATGAATATTGCATTAATGGGTTGGGAGTCTTTATGCAAAAAAATCCAAGGCAAGAATTGAGTAGTGAATTGAATCAGTTAATAGCTGAATGCCTAAAAGATATACAGGCACAATATGCTAAAGATCAGATCAGCTTTCGAACATACAAGATCGGTATGGATAGGCTGAGAAAGATTAGAGAAAAGATTCAAGAAATACTAGAAAATGATGAATAAACATTAAAGTTTAGGCGACAAAAGGCCGATTATTGGAGTAAGGGATGAAACGAAAGAATGAACAGGAAAAGTTAAGAGAATATCTAAAGAAAGTTATTGAGAGTAAATTCTGTAATGAAAAGTTTACCATTTCGGACAGGGCAAGACTTGTAGCGATTGGATGCGGCATGGGGGAAAGGAGGGTAAAGAAATTTCTTACCACTAGCAGTGGTCATGATTTAGCTATTTCCTTAGAAGATCTAAGATATATTGCAAAACTGTGTGAAATCCCAGTTTATACACTCGTGAAATTTATAGAAGATGATGGCATTTTAGAAACCAAAATATAAGGAAGACATCATGTGGCCTTTGTGGGCAAAGCTTAAAATGTGTTTTATTGGATATAATTGTGCATGGCATGGATCTGAGGTAGAAGCGCCAAGACAAAACGTACGACCAGCCAATTTTCATTGGCCGAGTAATTTTCGTGATGATTCTGAATACATCAGAGCCTTGATGGATGAGTTGCCGGTATCAAGACGGCCAACTGCGGAGATTAGGACGCAAGATCTGTCCGAAGTTTCAGAATCAGATTCTGATATAGGCGACGGAGAAGAAGAAAATCAACATGCAGAATAAATGCTGCGAGAAAATAATGAGTCTCAAAGAAGTTGCAAAAATGACGGGATTATCAGAGCATATCCTTATGCGAATGAGGACGCGTAATAGTCATTCCTTAAAATCAGGGCCGCCATTTTGTAAGAAATTAATTAATGGGGAATTAGTCTATATCTATGATCGCATCGAAGTTAAGAAATGGCTGGAACAGCGGCATTGCCTAATCACTGCTTTGGATGCTGCCCAACTTTTGGGCATTTCAAGAGAAGAGCTTTTAAACTTTTATGGGTTGAAGTCTTTCGATATCCGCCAAGGACGGCGGAAAAGCAAGCTGATAATACAGAACAGTAAGAATATTTATATTTGGATTAGGAAAAAGGCGGCATGAGAGAATTTGACAGTGAAGTTATGATGCATATTCAAATTTTAAGGAAAAATCTTGTAAAAATTATTGAACAATATTGTGAATATATGCGTAAAAAACAAAAATGGCAGTTTGATGAGATTAATCTTTTAATGTTAATTGTCAGCGAAGCTACTCATTTAAACATAGTTAGCCATACCGTTGCGCAGGAAGCGCTTGATGCGTATATAGAACATTATAGTAGTCAGCTGAGGAATATTGACCAAACAATTTAGGAGATTATCATGCCCGCTTCAGTCATTGTATGGTTCTTGCTAGTTGCCCAGATTTGTGTTAATGCCGATCTCTCCAACACATGTAATAATGAAACTCTGACTTGTAATAATGAAGAAGCGGAACTTAGTGGTAATATTGAATTGCCTTTGCCAGATGTTACA